GCGCGTTCCCTCCAGTATTTGCCATTCTAGCCTGTCGTTGTCCTACCATACGCTACAATGGAAACTCGTGTTCACCTGCCACGTGCGGGAGTGCATGAACGGGCTGTAGCGCAGTTTGGTAGCGCGTCTGCTTTGGGAGCAGAATGTCGCAGGTTCAAATCCTGTCAGCCCGACCGGAGCCCTCGGAAACATTAGGTTTTCAAGGCTTTATTTTTTCTTGGCCGTAGGCTATCGACACGATTCGACACGATGACCGCGCAACCTCCGCGTCTAGACGGTCTTCAACTGTTCAGCGCGCAGCTCGCCAATCGCGTCCGCCACATCGTCCAATCGTTCCGGCCAGAGAGCCGTGTATGTGTTCAGCGTGATGCTGGGTGAGGAGTGGCCGAGCTGCATCTGTAGGGTCTTCACATCCGCGCCTTGAGCAATCGCAAAGCTCGCATAGCTATGCCTCAAACTATGGATGGTCACGCCCTCGTCCTCCATTCCGGCCAGTCGGACGGCCTTTCGCCAGACACGCGTCCGCCACGTGTTCGTCCACAGGTTCCCGCCTCTTGCCGCGCGGAACAGCCAGTCGTCGTCGCCCATGCCCTCCATCTGCCGTTCGATGGACGGTATAAGGAATCTGGGTATGGCGATGCTGCGCGGTTTGCCGTTCTTCGGTGTGCCCAGCACAAGCCTGCCTTTGCCGTCGTCGGTCCAAGTGCGGCGGATGCGCGCCCTGCGTGATTCCACATCCACGTCGCCGCATTTGAGTGCCAGCGTCTCGCCAATGCGGGCACCGGTGTATGCCTGCCAGCGGACGATCAGCCCGTCTACCGGCCGTCCTGCCCGTTCGGCCATGCCGGCCAGCAACTCCACCTCCTCGACGGTAAGGAACACCATGTCGTCATCGGATTGCGTGATGCGCGGCACGGTGACCTTTTCAATGGGGTTCTCTCCGATCCAGCCGTGCTCCAAAGCGAATTCCATGACACCGCCCATGACGACCTTGACGATGTTGCGGATGCTGCGTGGACTCAATGGCTTCGATTCGCGATCGTCCTGCAGTTCGGCGGGATACCCGCCTTCGGTGAGCTGCGTGACCCACTGTTGCAGTTCGTCGCGTTGGATTTCCCTCAGTGTGCGATCGCCCCACTTGGGGTTGATATAAACGCGCAATTCGCGGCGGTATCTGCCCAAAGTGCCCTGTTTGATATCCATCTTGCCGTCCGTCCATTCGGAGGCAACGTCCCGGAAGATGCGTAGTTCCTGCTGCGGGTCGCGGTATTTGCCGCGTCTGATGTCGTCCTCGATGGCCGCTGCGTATTCCTCAGCGTCACGGAGCTTGGCGAAGTTCCGTGATTTCTGGACGCGTTTGCCGTCTCGAAGCGTGTACCAGCGGCATCTCCACCGTGAGCCTTGGCCGTACAGCGCGGACCGCCATTTGCCGGGCACATTGGCTTTCATCGGATCCTTCGCATTGGCCAGCGACTGTTTCGCGGCCCTGCTGGGCGGGTTGCCGTCCTCGTCGTTTTTGAGCCATCTGTCGTCTACGAACGCTCTGGCCATGGTTGTCTCTTTCCGGGGATCCGCGCTACACTGTGCGTGGAACCTCATTTTGGTGAAAATGGAAATGCTGATTGTTGGTTCCTTGGGTTCCGTCCGACTGTGTTCGGGCGGAACCTTTTTTTGTTTCCCGTCGCGGTATGTGGACGCTGAGCTTCTTTTATTGCACGCACACGCCGGAATCGTACAACAGCTGCCGATAGTCCGACAGTACTTGGATGGTGACGCCCAATTCCACGGCCATCATCCAAGTACTGCCTTCGTATATCTGCTCCACCATGCCATAGTCCACGGGACTGATCAACGCCAGCGCGGTCTCCCTGCGACACCGGCGCTCGCACTTCAACCCGTATTGGCTACCACAGCCTGGATCGTGGTGTTTCGCGTGGATGAGCTCATGGCACAGCGTGCAACGGCGCTGGCGCTGGTTGAGCCGGTCGTGGAGGAATATGGTTCGGCTCGTCTCGTGCCATGCGCCGCACAATCCATCCGGCAACGGTTGCTCGACAATATGGATGCGATCGTTTTCGGCGCAATTTCGGAACGAATCGACGTCGTTCGCGCCGAAGACGTTCGTGTGCCGGATGCTGTCGATGTTCATGCTGACCGTTTGCGATGACCTCCCTCGCAGGCGTTCCGATAGAGTTGGACACGCCATACTTTCCCAACGATTTGCGACAATTGACATATGGATGGTGTAGGTTTATAACCACAAGGTCAACTTGAGTGGATAACGGCTGGGTTCCCGAATGGGAGTAAGACTTTGGGTCGAGAATTCCTTTGCCCCTGGGGTTGGCCTTGTATCATTTTCCCATCCTTTTCATCTTGTCTCTCAGCTTTTGGATGATATGCTGCGGATCCTTGGCTATTTCGTCCACGATGAATGTGACAGCCTTTTCCGAGTAGATGTATGAGTGGCTTCCCTTTCTTTGCTCTTCGGACAATGAGAGGTCATGGCAGTATCTTTCATCCTGCTTCATGTCATAGCAGCCGACGAAGAGGCTGAAATGGTATTTGTTGAATTTAGCGTTCCGATCATCCCTATATACGAAGCTGACGCTGCGACGTTTGAGGTTTCTGTTGACCAGCTCGATGAGTTTCTTGGTGCGGTATGGATATCTGCTCGTCGGATCCACAACCTGCTTGATGATACGTGCGTTCACATCGGCATTGTTGTCCACATGGATTGCAATGCCATCATTTTTCTTGGACAGTACGAATTCGGTGCGGAAATACGCCGAATACTTAGTATTGCTTTCCTTCTCGGTGGTCTGGTCTATGGATGTCTGCATGCGCAGCAGACGTTCAGCGACCTCCGGAGTGTATTTGGCTCGTAGCGTCTCGCCGTCAAGATCGGTGCGGTTGACGGAGAGCACGAGGTAGTTGTCGGGGATTCTGTTGCATATCTCGATGCCGTGCCAGTCGCGGAGCTTGTCATCGTAGTTGCGGATGTTGGCTTGGAATATCGGACCATAGGTGATCTCGTATTCTTCGACCACGAAGTGCGTGCCTGTGTTGCGCAGCTCGTCGATTGATTCGAGGTTGAGGCGGACGGGATCCTTGTCGTTGGTCATCACTTTTTTCACGCAGTCGGTCAGGGAGAGCGTGCGCTGTGTTTTGCCTGGATAGAAGATTGACTCGTACCCGTCTTGTTTGATCAGATACGCCTTGAGCATGAGCTCCCACGCGTTGCACAGGAAGAACGCGCATCCTTCGACCCTGTATCTGATCGTCGGACGATTGAACAATTCGATCGCCAGAATGAATGCCTCCTGCGATTTGGCGAGCAGACGTTCGCAGTCATGCTGCTGTTCCGGCGTTAAGGATGGATTATCTGCCGGCATTTCGTTGTCCTTTCAACGATTTTGACTTATCCACCGTAAAAGTGGTCGAATTCGGTCATTTTTAATAATTCAAAAAAGGTGTATAACGGTATTTTTTCATTAGGCAGTGGAAACCGTCACTCGTCCGGAGTCTCGGACTCCATGTCACGGTTCATGTCCCTGCTGGCGGCAAGCTCCTGTGGCGGCAGGTCCTCGAATCTCGGTTCGACCAGATCATCGGTGATCTGGGATTCGTGCTCGCGGGCCTCATTGCGCGCGGCTCTAGCAATGAATTTCTCGGCTTCCTCAATGAGTTCATGTGGATTAATACCGAAAACTTCTGCTAGCTGAGCTATCTGCGTTACTTTGATGTCACGCTCGTTTTTCAGCATTCTGATTAGCGTTCGCTCTGGTACGCCAGACTTCTCCGAAAGCTCTTTGATGGTTAATCCTGCTGCAGAACGTTCTGCAGCAATTGCTTTAGCTGTTGCTTCATTAATGTCCATATGGACAGTATAACGACTGTAAATTTGCTAACAACTGCCCGTTTGGGCGTGTCACACTTGCATACTGCCCAAATGGGCATTAGTATGCAAAGCATGGACAGCATGAAGTATTCGGCAACAGTTGCAAAACGAGTTGACAAGGCTCTTTCCAGTGCGAAATTCAGCGTTTCTGAGGCGTCGGAGAAGTCTGGAATCCCTCGAGTCACATTGACAAGGAGGCTTAGATATCCAGCGTCATCGCCATTCACTGTTCGTGAATTGCATCAAATTGCTGAAGCGATTGGGTGTGATGTCAGTGAGTTCTTCGTCAGAGACAAAAAATCATAAGTCGCTGACGCATGAATCGAAAGGAGAATCCGAAATGAGCATCAACATTCCGGCTGAGACGCCGGATGAATCCATGAACCCGATTTCCGTTGAGGAGTTCGAACGCTTGCACCCGGCGATGCTGGGCGCGATAAGGAAAGCCGTCCGCGAGGAACCAGCTCGAACGGTTATCGGAACAGTGGGCGACGACAGGAGGAGCCACCTGTCCAGCCTTGACCTGCGAGGCATCGGCATCGAGGTCAGACGGCAGTTGTCGGCCCGCGACATGACGACCGAAGTCATGGGCTCGATTCTCGAGCACATCAATCAGGCCGCGGACCGACTAAGCACGGAGATGCAGGAACTCCGTTCAGAACTTATCCGAGAGCATGTCGAGACAGTAGGCGGCGGATGCCATGGAGGCATCCATCGAATCGAATCCCTTGGCGAGGAGGGAAAGCCCTTGGCACAGGGTTCTCATCCTCTCGTCGGGATCGGACGTTTCGGCGGCCTTCCCAAACACGGCGCTCGCCTTCGCGAAATCGGATCCATTGCTCATATTCTCACCTCCCTTCTTTGCGTGGGTCTGCTCATTCTCCCACTCGGCAGGAAGGCCCTCAAACGAAACACGTCGGAAAAGCAATCAGCGCTCGCCGACGCATGAATCGAAAGGAAGGTGTTCTCACATGGAAACGGCTAACGGCGCAACAGGAATCGCGTCATGGGAATGCGTGACCACCAATGAAAACGATTCTAAGGAGAATCCGAAATGAGGAAGATGAAGAGATCCGATGTCCGCGAGTGGATTCCAGGTGAACCGCTTGAACGGGTCGACTTCGGCAATGGTTGCACGGGGATGAACAAGAGCCTTCCGAAAGAGCCGGGGAACGCTGGCGATTTCAAGCGTCTCATCTGGAAATGCCGCGCCATCGAAGCGGACGGAGGGCCATGCCTTGATGTGCTTCCATCCGAATACTGGATTGACGACGTGAAGCAGGGCGACTATTTCGATGTGGTCACCGACGAATCAAGTTACGGCCCATGCAGCTTCGGTGATGCGTGGTTTTATCTCGCTGGCGTTGATGCGGGATGGCATCTCGCCCGCAGGAAGCGTCATTCCGGTTTGTGTGCGACCTTGCGTGGCATATTCGATTCGTTGACTCATCGCCACGAGAACGCGACTGATGCAGAACCGTTGGTTACGGCCTCGAAGCCCTCTCGCGAATCTGCCGAACACTCTTCGAGCTGCGGTTCCACGCCTCCTTCTTTATCTCGGTCAGAGATACACGAATCTTATGACTGCGCGACATGTGGGACGACCGCCACTCAATCTCGAAATCATCGGGAAGTAGCAGCACCGCATTCTCACCGGTGAAGCCGGTATGGCAGATCTGATTCGGTCTCAACCGCTTGGCCAACAGCGGCGTATAGGGGCTTGTTCCGAACGTTGCCTGAGGTGGGATTCGGACGTCATACATCGTCAGAGGTCCAACAAGCCGGAAATACACGATGCTGTTCGACGTGGAATCAAGAAAAGGCTCCAGATCGGTTTGGGACAAATCGTCCCTACGGCGAATGGAGTGGATTTGAAACTGCTGCAGAACGTTCCACGCCAAAGACGCCCCGGCGATGATGGTCGAAGCCCAGCCTGCCGGATCCTCAAGAAAACTATTCACAAACTCGATTCTAGGGAGAATCCAATGAACAATGAAATCCAGAAGTTCGATTTCAAGGGCGCCCCATTGCGTACCCTGACCGATAAGGCGGGGGAGCCGTGGTTCGTCGCCAAGGACGTATGCGACATCCTCGGGACAGATACAAGGGACTTACACAAGATTCTTGAGTCTGATGAAATCACCAATGTGGATAGTATCCACATTGCTCAGAATGGCGGTAAAGCTCCGCTCATCATCTCCGAGCCTGGTCTTTACCGTCTTGTGATGAAGTCTCGGAAGCCGGAGGCGAAGGAGTTCCAACGTTGGATGACGCATGAGGTGTTGCCCCAGATCCGCAGGACCGGCGGCTACATCCCCACCACAGACGCGGATGATGACATGACCATCCTCGCGAAGGCCGTGATGATCGGCCAGCGCACCATGGAGGAGCAGAAGCGGAAGATCGCCGCCCAGCAGACGCGCATCGTGGAACTGGAGCCGAAGGCCCGGTTCGCGGACGCCGTGGCCGCGTCCGACGGCACGTGCCTGGTCGGCGAGCTCGCGAAGATGCTCCGGCAGAACGGGATGGACATCGGCCAGAACAGACTGTTCCGTCTTCTTCAGGCTGACGGGTATCTCGGCAAGTCCGGTTCGAACCGCAACGTGCCGACACAGCGTGCGATGGACCTCGGCCTGTTCCGCATCAAGGAGACTACCGTCACCCACGCGGACGGGCATACTACCGTCAGCCGCACGCCGAAGGTCACAGGCAAGGGCCAGACGTACTTCATCCGCCGGTACTGCCTCCAGCCGTCGTTGGAAGCGGGTGCGTGATGAGTGAGACATGGCTGCCGGCATGCATATCGCTTACTGCTGGCTTGTTCAGTCTTTCCCTGGCTTTGCTTCGGATCCTCGTCGATCTTGATCCGATCGGTTGGATCCTGTCGTTGGGGGAATGTCAAGAGTCCGGGAAAGCGGATGCAGTCGGGGATGTGCAAATAACCATAATCCCAGTCTCGAATGTTCGAACCGGTATCTCGTCAGAGTTGGCAAATGCCGTCTCGTTTCCGGTATCGGATGACGCGGCTGTTCCGGGAGCGACCCATGAATCGAATAGGAACGGAACACGCGGCGCATCAAATGCGTCGGCTGCTTCGTCCAATGGAGGCGTATCGCTATGACATCGGCTTTCTCATCGGCGTGCATGATGATATACGCGCGGTCGGCCGCTTTGAATTGCGCGATGCTGCTCGGAGTCATGAACTCGGTGTTGTCGCCGATGGGTCTCAGGAGCAGGAAATACGCCTTGCATCCAATCCCCTCGATTGAGACGTCGTACGCGTCGCCGTCACCGGAATTGTACACGGAGCAGACGGAATCCGGCTCGGCCTCGTCTCGAGACTCCAACCAGTCAGAAAATCCGGGCACCGTTGAGGAAATCGGTAATTCAGGATTCGTCGAGTGTTCCAGCAGGGTCCAGTCCGCCTGCGGCCTGTTATGCCATGGCCACCAAACGGTCAATCCGGCGCCAAACAGCGAGGCCGCGGCACCGGCCCATGCGGCCAATACGGATCCATCCATTGATTCTTCTCCTAACTGTTCGGCCCGCACGTCGGAAATGCGGGATGACACCGATTTTAGGAGGGGGCCGGGCGGTTCTCCTAACGCCGCCCGGCATTACACACGCAAAGGAGGCGCGTGATGGAAGACGATACGACGTTCGCTGCGCTCGCTGAGGTCCTGAAACCGATGAACACGACGAAGGACATCGCGGACCGTTGCGGCATCAAGGAGGGCACCTTGGCGTACTGGCGTGGTGCGGGAATCGGTCCGAAGTTCGTGAAGGTCGGACGGACCGTCATGTATCCGAAGGAGCCGATGATCGCCTACTTCAAGGAACACCTCTACCAGAGCACATGTGAATACGAGGGAAAGGAGTCGGCATGAAAACGATTCGCAAGGCCTGCGTGCAGGCAGTGTTCGACGAGTTCGAGACCCAGGGCGAAATAGTCCACCAATTCAACGGGGATGCGGAGGCCATGAGGCAGCTCGGCCACATCGTCGGCTACGTCGACCTTGACGTCACCGGAATAGTGGATCTCGTCATCGACACGATCAACGAGGAGCTGTGATGGCACTCAGGAGAATCGACGCGGAAACGCTGCTGATGCCACCCGAACCGCCGAAGGACACGGTGATCATGTTCGGCTTGACCGGCTATGCGATTCGCGTCACGGGCAAGGGCGCCAGCCTCATGGAGCTCGACGTCGACGGAAGCCAGGAGCTGGCGAGCATCGGGAAAGACCAGGCAAGGAAATTCATTCAAAAAATCGGAGGCGCAAGATGACCGACAACGATTATCGCATCGAGGACAGGTCCGAAAAGGGAAGGCCGAACTACACGCTCAGGCGTTTGAAGTTCGCGTTGGCCGTCGTCGGCCTGGTCGTGAGCGTGACGCTCATGCTCACCTGGCATGGCGGCGGCCTGACGGGCGCGCTTGTGGTGGAGGGCGTGTATCTGGCCACGGCCCTGTGGCTGACGGTCAGGTTCGCTCCACGCGATGACGTGGATGGCGTCTGACCGTATCCGCCGGCGTACAAGGACGCGGACGGATGGCGGAGGCGTGGGTCCCTTCATCTCACATTGCATTTCACGCATGCGCTCTCACGTCTTCCGCCGTCACGCCGTTCGCTGCGGGTTCGAATCCCGCCGCCGGCGCTTGGCCGGACCGTCAACGCCGCCCGCATCCCCGCTTCGTTCAGCTTTCTTGAGGGGTGTGGGAACGATGGGCGTGCTTCTTTGCTGTCATGGCGCCCAGCGGTCCGGCTCATATCAATCAATCTCATATCAATCAAGGTCAAGGGAGGAACCGATGAAGGAGATTCTGCCGCATTGGCATTTCAGTCCGAACGCTCCGGTCAAGGACGTCGGCACGAAGGGGATGACGCGTGGCGACAGGGCGGTGGCCGACGCGTGCCGTCGGGCGATGGAGAGCGAGGCGTGGAAGGAGCTGGTGATCCTCGAATCGTTGGGCGTGCGCTTCACCGAACTGGTGGGCCGGTTCGTGTCCGAGGTGGCGTCTCCCGTGTTGGAGGTGATGCCTGGCGACAGTTTCCATCAGGGCGCGAAGGCTCAGTTGTCGCACATGGTGAAGACCAGGGATGGTGGCGAGACCATCCGCATCATCAAGACTCTCGCCGTGAAAGGTAGGTTCTGATGGCTGGCGAGACGATCATCGCGGTGGTGGGCAATCTGACCGCGGATCCGGAGATTCGTACCACTGGCAGCGGCGCAGCCGTTGTCAGCTTCACGATTGCCTCAACCCCGCGCACCTGGAACCGTAACACGAACCAGTTCGAAGACGGTCAGGCTTTGTTCATGCGCTGCTCCGCGTGGCGCGACATGGCCGAACATTGCGCGCAAAGCCTGGCAAAGGGCATGCGTGTGATCGCCCAGGGCAGGCTGACGCAGCATTCATGGGAGGACGAGCAGCATCAGCGCCGAACTTCCATGGAATTGCAGGTGGACGAGATCGGGCCTTCCTTGAGATATGCGACCGCCGAGGTCACCAAGGCGCAGCGTGGCACGGCTGGAGCGTATGGCAATCCGTCCTCCGCTCCGGCGGGCTATACGGGCGGAGCCACCGCTGCCGGTGCTTCGTTGCCGCCGTCCGACCCGTGGGGTTCGGCTTCGGGTTCGTCGTCATCGTTCGGTGATTTCGGCAAGCCGGAATCCGAACCGGAATTCTGATGAAAGGAATGGATCATGGGCATCACCATAGAGAATCTGCAGGTGGACGACCTGCATGCCAACCCGCATAATCCACGCAAGCAGATCGGCGACGTGGAAGAACTGGCGTCGAGCATCCGAAGCCAGGGCATCAAACAGCCTTTGCTGGTCACGCCGAACGGCGAGACGGACATCGACGGACACAAGCAGTACCGTGTCGTGATCGGCCACCGCAGGCTCGCCGCGGCCAGACAGGCGGGACTCTCGACCGTGCCCGCGATCGTCGAGGAGATGGACGCGCGCCGCGAACGCGAGATCATGCTCGTGGAGAACACGCAACGCTCCGACCTGACTCCCGTGGAGGAGGCCGACGGCTACCAAGGGCTTCTCGACCTGGGCGTGCGGGTCAAGGAGATGGCCGAGAAGACGGGACGCAGCGACCGGTTCGTTCGCAGACGGTTGAAGATAGCCAGAATCCCGCAGGAGACGCGCGACATGTCCGCCGATTTCAGCCAACTGTCGCTCGACCAGTTGGACAAGCTCGCCGAATTCGAATCCGACCCCGACATGCAACGCGAGCTCGCACGGTCCACCGACTTCGAATGGACATACCGAAGGCTCGTCAGCGAACGCGACAAGACGAAATGGTGCGGTGAGGCCGACAAGGCGCTCGCCAAGGCCGGCGTCAGGGTCGAATCCTTCCCCGACGGGAAGAACTATTGGACGTTCGAACCGCGCGGCTACAGGCGGCATAACATCATTTCCTCCACTCGGGATCCGTTCTGGAAGCAGTTCACGGGCGAGGATGGGTGGCCGGAATTCTGCGTCTTCAAGAACCACGGCGACTACTGCCTGTACGAGCCGATTCCACTCGACCAGCTCGAATGGGCTGAGAGCGCGAAAGCCGAACGTCAGGCCATCATGGCACGGGGGAAGGAATTCGACCGCAAGGCTAGGGACTTCGAGGCGATTGCGAGGGACACGCGTTTCGCATGGCTGAAAACCAACCTCCACACGCTCACCCGCGAACAGACAGTGGCGGGAATCTGCGAACTCGCGCTCGCTGAGACGGTCGGCTGGCATTCGATGTTCGTGGGCCAGCCAATCCATGGCGAGGGTGTCGTGGAGGCGCTCATCGGTTTTGGATGGAATCTGCCGATCACTGAGCATGACGGCGACCACTGGTCGTTGGAATGCAAGGAGAACCTCGACCAGATCCGCATGGTGTTGAGGGACAGGACGCTGCGGATCCTCGACGTGCTGGCCGCACGCCAGGAGGACAACGCCGATTGGCGTGCGTGGCGCACCATGCGCGGCGTTGATGAGATGTGCGTCTGGTACGGCGCATTGGAACACCTCGGATACCAGCCCAGTGCGGAGGAACGCGAGGCACTCAAGGGCGCGATGGTCGAAAAGGAGCAGGAATCATGAGTATGAAGGCATTGGAGTGGGCCATGTACGACGTGCCCGCCGAAATGACCAAAGGATCGCTTCTCCGCATCCTCCTCGCGCTCGCCGACCATGCCGACACCGAAGGAAACGGCGCGTTCCCATCCCAGAAACGCCTATGCGCGCTCACTGGGTACAGCCGCCGCACTATCCAGCACGGACTCCACGACCTGGAGGCATCCGGACTGATTGTCAAAGGCGACCAGAGACTCACCGAACACTACGGACGCCACCGCCCGATCGTATGGAACCTCACCATGGAGGATTTCAGGGGCGTAAAAACTGCGCCCCTAAAAAAGAACGAATCCGAGGCGCAGCATACTACGCCTCAAAACAGCCAAGAGGCGCAATTAGGGGCGCAAAAAACAGCCGTTAGAGGCGCAATTAGGGGCGCAATATCACTACGCCCAAACCTATATAAGGAAGAAAGTTATATAGAACCTAGAGAGAGTAACGCGCGCGCGAGAAAACAAATCCCAATACCAGCCGACTGGAAACCCTCTGAGGAACACCGGGCGCTCGCCGACCGGCTAGGCATCGACTGCGACATCGAAGCCGAAAAATTCCGCGACAGAGCCCTCGACTCGGCAGCCCGCTCGGCCGACTGGAACGCGAAATACCGCAACTGGCTCGTCAAAGGCAAGGAACGCGGATTCGCCACACCCAAAACCGGCACTCGCCGGTATACGTGGGGCAGCGAAGAGGTCAAACGGGTGCTCGGCCCGATAGCCTGCGAGGGCACGGACACGTACATGGAGCTCGCATGCAAGGTCGCGGACCTGCTCAACCAGGGCTTGGACCCGGACATGCTACGCCGTCAGCTCGCAAACGTGCCCGGCGACGTATTGGCCGAACAACTGTTCGAACAGGAGGCGGCGGCATGAACGCCATGACCATCGCACACATGGCCGGCATCCTCACCTCGGCCATCCAAGCCGCCGACCGATTGGAACTCGACGCGCTCAAAGGCCCGGCGCTCGCCGATATGGACCTTGACCGCATCCGCGATATCAAACGCGACTGCTCGACCTGCATCAACCTGCTCGACCAGTTCGGAAGGGAGCGACGATGAGCGACCGGCAATTCCAGGAATCGAAACGCGTCGCCTTGCAACGTCAGGGCTGGCATTGCATGCGTTGCGGACGCAACCTGCACGACCCGAGTGTCTGGCCGGGTAGGAGCGGCCACCACCGGCAGTTGCGCCGTCGGGCCGACCCGACCGTGCGTGACCTGCCGTGCAACATCGTGGAACTGTGCGGTTCCGGCACGACCGGCTGTCATGGTTGGACGCACGCGCATCCGGCCGAGGCGGAACGGTTCGGCTACATCATCCCGAGCTGGCGCGCTCCGCTCAGCGTGCCGATACGCGACTGGAACGGCGACTGGTGGTGGCTGCTGGATGACGGCACGGCGCAACGGCTCACGCAAATCGAAATCATCGAATGGCAAAGCAATTGGAAGGAAGAATCATGAGGAAACAGGACGAAGATCTGAACGTGAAGCCGGAGGCGCTGCTCTGGCTCGATTTCGAAACGACCGGCACGGACAGGGATGACAGTCTGCCGTTGGAGGTCGGCATGGAATGCACCGACGTGCTGGGCGAACATTCGTATGGATCCCTGCATCGCATCATCAGACCGGACTATCTCGACCTGTTGGACATGGGCCCGGTCGCGTTCTCGATGCATACGGACAATGGATTGCTGTTCGAACTGTTGAATGGTTCGCCGCAGGATGACTGCGTGGGCGCGGTGTCGAACGCGGTGGAGGAGTATCTCGACTCGCTCTCGCAACGCTTCACGCTGGTTCCGGCCGGTACGAACGTGGATTTCGACATCGACTTCCTGAAACGTCTCGATATGGACCCGGACAGGTGGCTGTCCTACCGCAAGTTCGACCTGACCACGCTCCGCCGCTACCTCACGTTCCTGGACTGCCCCGAAGACCCGTACGTGACGCATTCCGGCACGCACAGGGTACGCTACTGCATCCGACGCGACATCAACGACTACAAGTGGTACCGCAAGCTCCTGAAGGGAGCATGGTGATGACCGTGGCCGCCATGATGCTCCTGTGCGCGGCCGTCCTGGTCGCTTGGATCGGAGGCAGGCCATGACGGTCCAGACGCATACGGCGTGGCAGTACCGGAATCCCGCCGACCTGATCGGCCGGCGATGCATCGCGCTCACCAGCATGGATGTCACGTTGGACGGCCCATTGGATCTGATCCGGTTGAGTCCGGTCCACGCGGTCCTGAAATACCGGGGCATCGGCCTGCATGTCATCGACTGCGACCTGCGCCACCATACGAACAAAACCTCGGACGGCATCCGCGCCGTCGTCATCACGGAAGGCAAACCATGAAAAACATCACATCGCATGCCAGGGAATGGCATAGGACCAGTCCATGCCCCTACTGCGGCACGAGGAAGCCAAGCATCGAACCCTACGCCCGAATCATCGGAGCCACGATGCACTGCATCTGGATCGCCAAATGCCGTGGATGTCCGAACGCCATCTGGATCAAAACGCCGGACGACAGCATCAAAACCGCGATCCGCGGATGGAACAGATACGCCAACGGCGAATGGCGCAAACACTAGGAGGAAACAAAATGAGAAAAACAACACGCATCACACTCGCCATCACCGTCATATGCATGGCGCTCGCCGGATGCGGAAGCGCGTCGGAGCCTTCAACGCCAGTGCATGCGGTCAGGTCCATCGAATCGCAGTGCTCCGACATGGACGACGAATTCAGTGAATGCGTCATCACCCTGACCGACACGAGGAAAGTGGACTGCGTCGTCTACTTGGCGACCGACAAGCAGGCCGGCCTGTCCTGCGACTGGTACCACATGGGCGTCGCGGACAAGTAGCCGGCAAGATGAGCTACAACGTCGTCACCCAGGAAGGCGTCAGAACGTTCGAGGACATCGACGATGCTGGCGACTACGCGCAGGCCGTGTCCTTGAGGACTGGCGAGCCGGTCAAGGTGTTCAATGCCGAGACCGGACTCGTCGCATTCACCGTCCGCCCAACCACGAAGGACACAAAATGAGCAATCGAAGTTATTTGGTGCCAAGGCCGCCAGCGTTCGACCATGAGCATCCCAGACCGAAGGAGGAAGGCGAGGTGCTGTACTGCGGAAATTGCCAAAAATGGTACGTATCATGGTTTCCCCTCACCGAAGTCAAAACCATATGGGGCCGCCGCCCCGAATGGTGGATACGCATCTTCCACCGCAAACCATACGAGACGATCATCCAGCAAATACGAAGGGAAACGAAATGAAAGTGAAGAAAACCCTCATGGACATGATCATCAAATGGCATCAGGCCGGATACAGCCTCGATGAGATCTCGCCACTGATGCCACAAGTCCCCAAAGAGGAAATCAAAGCAATCATCCAACAACACCACGAATAACAAGAAACCCGACCTTCCGGCCGGGCTCCTGACACCACCAGAAGACTACCACGCCGGAGGGAATCGAACAAATGAACGAACAAAACAACGAATCCCAACCAACACAAACCAACCAAAACAAGCCAGCGCTCGCCGGCATGTGCCAAGTGTGCGGCGGGGAGTGCAATCTTCGCAACACGATGTGCGACAAGTGCGAGACCGGCATTAGGGGATGGCTCCGCGACTATCCGTCACGGATTCATGCCCTACGTGAGTTCCTGGACAGCACCGCACATTATGGTGGCCATCAGCCGGGCCGGACCAATTTGGCTTCGGCTCCGACGCCGGTCAGGTTGTCTGTGATCGACCATCTGCAGGAGATCGATGATTTGGCCGTCGCTCTTTGGCGGCGGTTGTATGCTCCGCCGGCCATGCCATGGGCCGATAGCAGGATTCATCCGTCCGCATCGAAGTGCCTGAGCGTCTGCGCGGATTGCAATCGTCTTTCACGATTGCCGGACATCGGTTTGATATGGCACGACTGGGAGCGATTGGTGCGCAAGACGATGAGCATCATCGACGTGCCACCATCCAGGCATGGCATCGGCAGGTGCCTGAATCCTCTGTGCGGCGTGGAGCTGAGTGCGGAGGTCGGCGCGGCAAGCGTTGACTGTCCGGTGTGCGGCAACGCTTATCGCGTGGTCGATGTGCGATTGGGTTTCCTGCGGGAGTGCATCGAATCGGGCAGGGCGTTCACGGCGGGGGAGTGTGCTGAGCTGCTGCGCGAATGCGGGTTCCAGTGCAATGCGAATACGATTCGCTCGTGGCGTAAGCGTGGCAGGCTTCAGCCGGTCGGTGAGAACGATAAGGGACGGCCATTGTACAGGCTTTCGGACGTGCATCGGCAGGTGCTGCGGCGCGATTCGATTTGACAAAATCGAAAGTGCAACGCAGAATTGTCAGTGGATTAGAGGGTTCAAACCGAAGTGACTTGGTTTGAACCCTTTTCATATCCGCCATGGATTCTCCTAACTCCCTGTGTTGCAGTCCCGTCCTGTCCGAACGGCATATCGGACACGCTCCGCCCACTCCCGTCAGAGTGGGCATACCTCAATGTGGCAGGCAAGCCAATCCCGTGCTTCCGTGATGCGGTGATGCTCAAATCCGCCTGCCGGTATGCCTTCGTAGGAATCAGTGGTAGATCGTACCGGCCGCGAGTCTTTATTGGATTCTCTTCCTTGTGGCCGCGTGTGGACGCGGGTTCGAATCCCGCCGAAGGCACCCATGAAACAAACCCGGGGTAGGGGTATTGACAATCCGGGAGGGGTATTCGCAGATGATGGGGAGCCCCTACAAGACACGGGAGTGTCCATATACGGGAGCCCCTATACCGGCATTCCAGCAAGCCGACAGCGAAGACAGTCGTCGGCAAATCCACGGCACCCCGGGGCTCATACATGCGGGGAGGCCACATGAGCAAGCGGCGCAACGAGCGCGTCAGCAACGGCTGGCGGCGCAGACAGCTCAGGGCAAGAGTCCTGGCCGCATACGACGTGTGCGCCATCTGCGGCAAGCCGGTCGACAAGACATTGAAGACACCACATCCGATGAGCGCCGAAGTCGACGAACTCATACCAGTCTCACGCGGCGGTGATCCATACAGCTTCACTAACTGCAGGCTCACGCACCGCAGATGCAACAGGATGAAGAGCGACAAGACAGACGAACACGCACGAGCGCTGCTGGCTGGCAGACAGGAAGTGAAATCAAGTTCGATGCCGTTCAAAACGTTTGGCATCTAGTCTCCGATGACCAGGGCGGGGACCCCGGGTACACCCCTTCCGGTCGCCTCGGGTGCAGTGCCGATATTCCTCTTGAAATTTAAGCGTAACGAATTGTGTTACGCATACGTTGAATGAAAGGCGGAATATGGCCTTTTTCAAAGCGTCAGCATCTGACATAGAACGATTTAATAAATACTTCAGAAGCACTGACCCTAGTAAATGTTGGGAATGGAACGGTGCTCATCACCCAAAGGGATATGGCACATTCCGTCTGGCAAAGACGTCCGTTCCGGCACATCGCTTCGCATATGCATTGACTCATAACATGTTTATCCCAGATGGGATGGTGATTGATCATATCTGTCACAACCGTTCATGCGTTAATCCAGACCATTTGAGAGCAGTAACGGTTCAGGAGAATTCCGAATATCGTGTTTCCTGTAATAAGAACAGCAAATCCGGAATCCGTGGTGTCTACTGGCGTAACGATCGAAAAGCATGGCAAGTTGAGGTTATCAAGAATAGGAAGGCATACAAGAGAGGTCCATTCAAGACGCTTGCACGGGCGGAAGCTGCTGCAACAAGATTGCGCGAAGAACTCGGGTTCCTCACTGGTTTTGGAATGAAGGAAACGCAATGATTTGCGAAGTATGCGGTAAGCAATTTAGGCCAAGTGGCAAGGGCAGCCAACAGAAATATTGCTCCGCGAAATGCAGGCAGAAAGACTATCGGCGTCGGAAAAAGAACAGGCCCGCACAGGACCGGAACAGTAAGCCGCCCGTCAAAGCCGTGGAAACGAAACAGAAGCCGGAGCAGGATCTCGACCAGCGGAGCTTCGAACGGATGATGGACGGCAGCATGCTGGACATACTGCGAGACAACCGTGACCTGCTGCTCAAGGCCATGGCCGATCCCACGACGCCGGCGAACGCGCTGCCCGCGATCAGCCGCCAGCTCATCGCCGTATGCGACCGCATCGAATCGCTCCAGGTCGGTGGCCTGACCGACCTGCTGGACGATGAGGAAGACGAGGTGACGGACGATGTCGGAGCGTCGATTGTCTGAAATCGCCAAGGTCCTCCGTCAGCCGGAAGGCATCGTCGGCAGCGAGTTCACGCGAATCAACAAAGCTGCGCGCAAGGCCGGCATCCGTTTCGACTTGTGGCAGCAGGGCTTCTTGTGGCTTCTGTTCGCCAAGAACGCGGAAGGCAAGTATGCGTGTGGCGCGGACGGCGCCGTGCTGTCCAGCTGCAGGCAGATCGGCAAGACCTTCACCGTCGGCACCGCGTTGTTCCTCAAGGCGATACTCACACCGAACCTGAAAGCCATCTGGACCGCCCACCATACGCGCACCAGCGACGAGACATTCGCGGACATGTGCGAGATGGAGCACAATCCAGTGCTCGGCCGGTACGTGGAACGCATTCGCAGAGCAAACGGCCAACAGGAGATCACGTTCACGTCCGGCAGCCGCATCATGTTCGGCGCCCGCGAAAACGGTTTCGGCCGAGGATTGCACAGCGTGGACGTGGCCGTGTTCGATGAAGCGCAGATCCTCACAGTGCGCGCGATGGACAACATGATTCCGGTTTTGAACACGAGTCCTAACCCCCTGGTCGTGTATATGGGCAATCCACCCAAGCCGGGAGACCAGTGCGAGGCGTTCACGGAGAAACGCATGCACGCGCTGAACCATGACGGGAACCTCCTCTACGTGGAGCTTGCCGCCGACAAGGACGCGGATTCGGACGACCGCGAACAGTGGGCTAAAGCGAATCCCAGCTATCCGAAACGTACAAGCGAACAGGCAATCATGCGCATGCGCAACAACCTGTCGGACGATTCATTCCGTCGTGAGGCGCTTGGCATATGGGACGAGACCGCCACCGCATACGCCATCAGTCCCGACCTGTGGCAGGCCGCGGCCGTCGACGACGTGCCCGAGGGCGGCACGGTGAGCTTCGGCATCGACATGCCTCCGGACAGGAGCGTGCTGACCATCGGCGCCGCATTACGTTATGAGGACGGCTCGGCCATCATCCAGATGGCGAACATCAAGGACGCGAGGCAGGCGGGAACCATGTGGGCCGTGGACTGGCTCGCCGAACACTGGCCGAAGACCGCCAGTGTGGTCATCGACGCGCAGTCCCCGGCCATGAGCCTGCTGCCGGAACTGAAGAAGGCGCATGTGAGGGTCACGGTGACGAACATGCAGGAGATGGGCCGCGCGTGCGGCCGGTTCCTCGACATGCTCAAAGCCGGAACGCTCAAGCACCCGCGGGACGAATACCAGCCGCAGCTGGCCGCAGCCGTCAAGGGCGCGACCACGCGACCATTGGGACAGTCCGGCGCGATCGCCTGGAACAAGCTCGGCAGCGATGTCGACATAACCCCGCTCGTATCCACCACACTCGCCCTGTATGGGGCGTGCACGACGAAACGACATCCGGGAAGACGACAGGAAGTGATGTTCTGATGGTGTTCTACATGGCCGACGGCACAACGGTAAGTGTCGCTCCGAAATTCACCGGCAGCAGCTACCTCGACACCGCAAGCGGAAACGTCGGCACCATCCTCGGCGTCGACGACGATGACATGCCCATCATCCACGAACTGTTGCGCGTGTGGCGTGAGAAATACCCACGCAACCTGATCCGCGGAGCCTACTACGACTGCAAGGAACGATTCAAAGACTTCGGAATCTCCATCCCCGACCAGATCAAAAACAAGGTCGAGGCGATGATCGGATGGCCCGAACTGGCCGTCCGATCATTGAGCGACCTGAGCGACCTGGAAGGGTTCAGCGTATCCGGCGACGACACGATGGGCGTCAACGACCTGTTCGAGGACAACCAATTGGACGTGGCCACGTCAGAACTGATCGTATCCGCCTACAAGCACTCATGCAGCTTCCTGACCATCGCCGCCGACCCGGAGAATCCGGACCGGATCAGCATGATCCCACGCTCCGCCGACTGGTCCGCTGGAATCTGGGACCGACGCAACCACCGTCTGGCCGCGGCATTGACCATCACCGAGGACGACAAGGACGGACGAATCTGCGCGTTCAACGTGTGGCTCCCCGGCAAGGTCTACGAATGCTCCGGCCACCTGACCCCATGGCGGGCGGAGAAAATCGAAACGAACTTCGACCAGCCGACTGCCGTCGCGCTCGCCTACGACAGGCAGATGGACCGGCCATTCGGCCACAGCCGCATCAGCCGTTCGCTCATGAGCCTCGTCGACGCCGGATTCCGCACCGTGGTCCGCATGGAGGCGTCGGCCGAATTCTATTCCGTTCCGAAACTCTGGTTCATCGGAGCGAACAGGGACGCGTTCAGCAGCAACACATGGACGAGTCTCATCCAGGCGATCAACGCGATCACTGCGGACGAGAACGGAGAGCTTCCCCAACTGCATCAGGTGCAGCAGGCGTCCATGACGCCCCATTCGGACATGCTCAAGACCTTGGCCATGCTCGTCGCCTCGCAGACCCGAGTGCCGGTCGACTATCTGGGCATCACGTTGGACAATCCGACCAGCGCCGAGGCCATGGCATCCGCCGAACGACGGTTGACGCGCATCGCTGACAAGCAGAACGTGGCCTTCGGACGGGAACTCAAACGGGCCATGGGCATCGCCGTGGCATTGCGCGAAGGCGCGAACACGATACCCGACTCCATGCGCGACGTGCATCCGGTATGGGCGCCCACAAGGGAGATATCCGACGCGGCGCGCGCCGACGCGTTCACGAAGATCGCCGACAAGATCACCGGCTACGCCGACTCCGATGTCGGACTCGAACGTCTCGGCCTGACCCGCGAGGAAATCACCCGCCTACGCGCCGACCAGCAACGGCAGAAATCGGAACAACGCATCGACCAGCTCATGGACAGAAGCGCGGCGTCCTCGGAGGTGACGGATGGATCTGAACAATCTGGATCTGCCGGGACCGGCGAAAGCGCAGCTTCGTCAGAAACTGGAGAAACTGCATAGGGATTACGAGACTGATCTTGAGAATCTGCATAGGGATTACGAGACTGATCTTGAGAATCTGACAGACGACGCCACCGACGCGATGGAATCCGCGAAACCGTTGGAACGACAAGACATAGTGCTCAGGTACACCCGCGATGCGTCCGAACGATCACGTAGGTACTACACTGACACCAGGAACCTGTGGCAGAAATACGCCGGCATCAAAATGCCGCCCTACGTCTCATCTACTTGCGACGAATATGAAGTGCTATACCGTCAGGTAGGCGGTTTCACTGGAACCGATTGGAATGGGCATAACTACACTAATTTGAAGCATGGCAACGCCAACGGGCTGACTGTTGAAGACCTTTGGCCCGACCTGAAGACGGTGGACGACTGGCAGCAGTTCATTGCCGACATGATGAGCAGGTCTGTACGATTGACCACGCAGAACAACCGCGACGCCGACGAGACGCATCCTGGATGGGCACGCGTCCCACGAGGCTCCAATCCTTGTGCATTTTGCGTGATGCTCGCCAGCCGAGGATTCGCATACACCAGTGAGGAAAGCGCGGACTTCGGCGGCTCTTTCCATAACGGCAAATGCCGTTGCATTCCCGTGTGCAGCTGGGGCAAGGACAAGATCTTCGGCTATGACCAAGCGAAGTATAAAGCCATGTACGATCAGGCCGTGCAAGCCATCAACGGCAACGCATTGGGAAAGAATTGGAAGTCCTCCGCCGAGGAAGCCGGAATCAAGTTGGATTTGGCCGACGCGAATGCCGTCACATTCGTTATGCGTCATAAGTTCCCTAAGCAATTGAGCGACGGGATCATGCCGAAGAAACGTGCGTCTTTCAAAGTCGAACATGATTTCACCGGCATGCGCGACGAGAAATCATTAAGCAAGAAAGGATGGGATGGAAGGCAGAAGGCGCTTGGCGTCCCAGTAGACGCAGACGTCCTTGAGATGCATGAAATCGTGTTCCTGGAACATTTCAAGTCACTCGGACAGCATTACGAATGGATTCCACGCGATACTTTGGGGCACAAATCGACGAATGACTTGAAATGGATTGAGCAAGACCTTGAGTGCGAGGTTAAGTCATCTCGGCAAAAACGCCCAGACTACGGATCCATTTCGAAGAACATCTCAAAAGCGGTATCCAAAGCCGAGCAGCATGGTGTCGTGAAGGATGCATTCATTGTGGATCTCACTGGATACTCGGCTCCGGAGAAACTGGTGACGCAACTTTCCCGCTATAACGCGTTGCATAAGAAAAACAAGATCAGACGTTTGTTCCTATTGGACAACAACGGGATGAGAGAAATCGAGCTGCAATAAAAACCCGGAGGCACTCCCGCACGAATAGGCTATTATTTCAAGTCTGCACGGGACCTCCGGTACTTCTATTTTACCAAAAACCATTGATTTCGGTGGATTGCCGGAGCAGACGAACGGACCCGACTGTAACTCGGGCGCTTCACAGCCGCGCAGGTGCGAATCCTGCATCCACCACTCGGCCAGCCATTCAGGTTGGCGGCGACCATGCGCCGTATCGCGTGGGAGGACCATACAGCGCACCGTGGCGCGGTCGAACTCGAATCCACGGGAAACAGCAAAGGAGAGCAGCATGTCCATCAGATTCCGATTCCCGGCACGCATCCGTCTCATCGACGGCGGTGGCGACGAGGGCGGTTCCAATGACGGTGGCGACGGCGGTGAGCCGAGGTCGTTCACCCAGGAACAGGTCGACCAGATCGTCGAGAAGCGACTGGCCAAGGAGCGCGGCAAGTACAAGGACTACGACGAGCTCAAGTCCAAGGCCATGAAACTCGACGAGATGGAGAACGCCGGAAAGAGCGAAATCGACAAACTCAAGGAATCGAACGCGGCGCTGCGCAAGCAGATCGACGACGCCGCGGCCGAGAAGCAGCACGCGGAATGGGTGTCCGAAGTCGCCAAAGACAAGGACGTTCCGGCCGAACTGCTGCGCGGCGGAACCAAGGAGGAACTCGAGGCGCATGCGGACCTCCTGCACGCGGCGCTGCATCCGGCATCCAAGCCGCCTCAGGTGAGGAACCAGACGGGCTCTCCATCGCACCAGAACAACAACAAGGACGCCGAAGAACTCTCGTACATCCACCAGCTCCTAGGCGAATAACCCAACCATCCGAAAGGACAAGCCATCATGGCGATGAAAACAGACCAGATCAAGCTCCCCGTGAGCGTGGCCACCGAAATCGTGAACAAGGCCAAGGACACCAGCACCATCGCGTCCCTGAGCCCCAGCACGCCACAGATCTTCTCCGACGCCGACTACCTCGTGTTCAACGGCAAGAGCGAAGCCGAGGTAGTGGCCGAAGGCGCGGTCAAGAGCAGCTACGAGCAGACCGTGGATTCCGTCGTGGCGAAGCGCTTCAAGGTGCAGACCACCACCCGCGTCACCAGCGAACTCCAGTGGGCCGACGAGGACAACCAGCTGCAGATCATCCGCAGCATCCAGGCCGATCAGGCAGCCGCACTGGGCCGCGCCCTCGACTACGTGATCTACCATGCGATCAACCCCAAGACCGGTGAGGCGCTCTCCGGATTCGACCCATTGAGCACGTCCGCCGTGCAGGTGATCGCCACCGAGGATGAGATCGGCAACGTGGACGCTTTGGCCGACGCGCTGAACGACTCCTACGACATCAACGGTGTCGCCCTGTCCAAGACCTGGGCGTCCCGCCTGCGCAAGCTGCGCGTCCCCTCCACCGGCATGCGCTTCTACCCGGAGATCCCGCTGAACCTGCAGGCCGGCAGCCTGGACGGCATCACCGCCGCGACCTCCGGAACCGTCAACGGCCGACTGGCCAAGACCCCGACGAAGGTGCTCGCGTTCATGGGAGATTTCAGCCTCATCAAATGGGGCATGGTCCGCGATCTGACCAGCGAGATCATCGCCTACGGCGATCCGGACCAGACCGGCGTGGACCTGAAGGCCCATAACCAGATCGCATACCGCACCGAGGCGATGTACGCGTTCGCGATCATCGATCCGAAGGCGTTCGCCGTACTCAAGGCCACGGAATGAGGTGAACGATGAGTTTCCCCATCCAGACCCTTGTGGTCAATCCGTCAGGTAAGAAGAAGCATACGATCGGACCGTTGGACGCGCAGGTGAGCCTTGTCAACAAGGATGGCACGGACTTCTCCGCCGGATCCAGCGCCTACGAGCTGCCGGCGGCCGGCGAGGACACCCTCGGCGGCATTAAGCAGTACGCGCCCGAACAAGCGATCGGCAACGTCGACAGCAACATCGCCGAGGCCGCGGCGGACACTCCGACCAAGGACGAATTCGACAAACTCGTCACCGCGTTCAACACGTTGGCGAAACAGTTCGACGACATCATCGCCGGCCTCGTATCCGCCGGGGTGGTCAAACTGCCGGACAAGAAGTGACCATGACGGACGAGCCCGACATGTTCGCCACCTCCGACGACCTCGAACGGAGGTGGCACAAGCTCACCGACGAGGAACTCGAGAAAGCCGACACGCATCTCGCGGACGTGACCGACTACATCAAGGAACGCTCCCCGAACTGGCGGCGGCTCCTCGACGAACGGCCACGACTGTTGACGAAGATCACCTGCGACATCGTCCGCAGGATCATGCAGGCCGACCCGTACGACATTCCCGGCGGCATCACGCAGATGAACCAGACCACCGGCAGCTTCAGCGAACAATACAGTTTCGGAGCGCCCACCGGCGACCTCTGGCTGCGCGACGACGAGAAACGCATCCTCGGCATCAACGCGCAACGCGCGTTCAGCGTCGACATGGCAACGGGGGAGACGTCCTAGTGGAAACCATCGAAATCTGGCGCGGCCAGCCCACCACCGACACGGACGGCAACCCCATCCAAGGCAAGCCCGTCCCCGTCGGCACATTCCAGGCGCTGGTCGAACCAAACTCCACCACCGACCAGACCGAGGAAAACGCCAATCCACAAACCATCGAATACACGATCCGTATCCGCGGCAGCCAGCCGACAGGCATCCAAACCACCGACCTGATCAAAGTCAGAGGCATCCTCCTGCCCGTCAAAGGCAAACCGCAAGTGTGGAACAACATCCACGGACGCCACATCGGCGACGTCATCACCGTAGGCGAACGGAAAGGATAAGCATGGCCAAACGATGCAGATTCGTATTCAACCGCAAGGCATTCAGCCAACAGGTGCTGAAGAACGAGACGCTGCGCTCGCGCATGCGTGACTCGGCCAACGAGGCCGTCACCGACAGCCGCTGCATGGTGCGCGACCATAACGGCGCGAACCGCAGCGGCGTGGCGATCATCTGCCCGGCACCGGTGGAGAAGGCGCACGGCACGCTAGAGGACACGCTCGGAAGGATGCGCGTATGAGCATCCCGGTCACTCCCCGGCGCACGGAACCCCTGCTCATGCCCAAACTGAGGACACTGTTCCCGGACGTGACGTTCGACACCATCGAACGAAGCGACCTCGAACCTCCCTTCACCGAAGCCACTCTGGCCGACTCCATGCAAGGCATGAGCACCCCAATCTCGCAGTACGTGCGGCTGCGGCTGAGCGTGCGATGCATGAGAGAGGACCATACGGGCGACTGGGACAAGGCCGCACGCCTGTGGGCCGACATCGCGAGGGAGATCATCGGGCTCGGAAACGTCGCGCCGCTCATCGACGCGTCACTCGAATCCGGGCCGGTACGCATGACTGACGAGGACAAGAGACTGGTGTGCGCGTACGGCGTGCTCCTGCTCGAGGTCACCGTCAACTGAAACACAACCAAAGACAACGTGCCGCCACACGCGAAGAACGGAAAGGTGCAGACGAATGTCTGACAACAACGAAAAAACCACCGTCGCCGCGCAGGGCGCGACCGACTACGGGTACGTGTCCAGCGGCAACACCGCAGGCAACGTGCGCCTGATCAAGAACTACGCGCTGTTCCTGTTCCCCAAGGGCGACAGCACGTTCGTGGCTCCGACCGGAGTGGCCTGGACCCCGCCGGCAAGCAAGAAGCCGATCGGCTACTCCACGGAGGACGGCGCCGTACTGCATCCGGAACCGGGCGACAGCACCGACTACAAGGCCCACAACGGCGACATCGTGCTGTCCGACACGGATCCGGGCTACTGGACCCTGCAGCTCGCCGCCATGGAGGGCCGCAAGGATGTGGTGTCGGCCTACTTCGACGTGGACATCGAAACGGACGGCGGCATCAGCATCAAGGGCGCCGGCCTGAAGAAGGAGTGGATCCTCGTGCTGGTCGCGCTCGACCAGCAGGACCGTCCGTTCCTCCTGTACGGCACCAACGCGAAGGTGAGCGACCGTGACGACGTGAGCCTGAAATCCAGCGAGATCATGAACTTCAGCATGACGTTCAAGATGCTCAAGGGCGACAACGGCGAGCAGTTCCACGCGTGGGGCCTCGTCACCGAAGACGCCAAGTGACCCATTGATTCTTCCCGTGTGGCCGATGGCGGTCGACCGCACGGGACCATTACCCATAACCGCCGATAACCATGAAACGGAGACGAAATGAGCGACAACACCTACCATGTCGTGGACGTGGACCTGACCGACGCGGAGGAGCTCAAGCCCGACGTGCACCTCGAGGTCGCCGGAGTGAAACTCGACCTGCCGAACCTCAACAACGCGGAACTGCCCATCGAACTCGTCCAGGCCATCCTCCTGGTCAAAAGCAAGCCCGCATTGTCTGACGAGGAAACCACGGCCTGCGTGAGCGCGTTCCTGGCCTACTTCCAGACGATGCAGCCGAACTTCTGGAACGTGCTGCGCAAAACCAAGCGTCCGCTCCAATACCTCACCGCCACGGTGAAGGCGTGGGCCGAGGAATCCGGACTGGACCCAAAAGCGTTTACCTCGCCCACCTCTGGAACAACAATCGCGCGGCACTAGCCTACGACTGGATCCGAGCGTACGGGCAGATATACAGGCCCGTACGCTTCCGGGAATGGGTTGAAGGCCAACGTCCACGAGTCGATTGGGGACTCGCCTGGGCGTTGACCCGCGAGATTCTCAAAGACCATACGAGCCACTCGTGGATGGCGTTGCAGAACGCCGTCTACGCGCCCGACGGAGCCGAACAGGCGGTCTGGACGCTGTCCGGACAACGCAAACGCCCATGGTTCGACCACGAGCACGACCCACTCCGCCCGCCAACCCCGACGCACAACCTCACCCGCCGTCAACGCGAGGACAGGGAACGGCTCAAAGCCTACTTCCACATCAACGACGACCTCTGACTCCGACCGCCATCGGAATCCCGACACACAGTAAGGAACACGATGGCAGCACAGGACATCGGCGTCGTATACGTCCACGTCGAACCATCCGGCAAAGGATTTGGCAAAAGCATCGAAGGCGACATCGGCGACGCCGTCAACAACGCCTCCAAGAAAAGCTCCAGCACCCTCATCTCGAAGATCGGCGGCGCGTTCGGCAAGATCGGCAAGGTCGGCACAGGCGCGATCGCCACCATCGCAGGCGGCATCACCGCATTGGCCGCCAAGGGCGGCTTCACGCGCGCCCTCAACATCGAGAACGCGCAGGCCAAGCTCAAAGGCCTCGGCCACGACAGCGCCAGCGTCACCGAGATCATGAACGACGCGCTCGCCTCCGTCAAAGGCACCGCGTTCGGATTGGGTGACGCCGCGACCGTCGCGGCCAGCCTGTCAGCATCCGGCATCAAGGAAGGCGACCAGCTCACCAAGGTCCTCAAGACCGTGGCCGACACCGCGCAGATCAGCGGCAGGAGCCTGACCGACATCGGCATGATCTTCGGTTCCGTCGCCGCCCGAGGCAAACTCCAGGGCGACGACATGCTCCAGCTCATGTCGAGCGGCATCCCGGTCCTCCAGATGCTCGGCAAGCATCTGAACAAGACCAGCGCCGAAGTGTCCGACATGGTCTCGGACGGCAAGATCGACTTCCAGACCTTCGCCGACGCCATGCAGGAAGGATTGGGCGGTGCCGCCCAGAGCGCCGGAACCACGTTCGCCGGCGCTCTGGCCAACGTGAAGGCCGCGTTGAGCCGACTCGGCGAGACCGCAGCCACGCCCGTCCTCAACGGACTGCGCGGACTGTTCAACCAAGCCATTCCACTCATCGACGCGTTCACCGCGGCGGCGTCCCCGACTTTGGAGAAGGTCGGCGCGGGATTGCAGAAGGGATTGGAACAGGCCATCCCCACGGTCACCGCCTTTTTCGACAAGCTCGGCAAAAGCCAGACCGTCCAGCAGTTCGCCTCCTATCTCGCTTCCCTCAAGGACGATCTGAAGGAGCTCGGCTCATCCCTGTCGGGAGCTGCCGGAGCCGTCTGGAACGTCATCTCCGGACCGCTCTCCGAACTCTACAATCAGGCGAAAGGACAATTGCCCGCAATCGCTGACGGATTCAAAACGCTCCTGCATGCCGTGTCAGGTCTTCTTGACTACGTGTCGGCCCACGCGGACGCCATCATCCCGCTGGCCAAGGGAATCATCGCGTTCGTCCTCGCCAGCAAAGGCATCGGCGCGGTATCAGCCGGCTTCAAAGCATTGCCAGCCGCATTGGACGGCATCAGCAGAAGCGCCACTGGAATCACCACAGCGGCAAAAGGCATCTCTGGATTCGTCAACCTTGCCACCGACCTCGGCGGCATCGGCCCGGCATTGAAAGCCACCGCAGGCAACTTCGGCATCGTGCAGACAGCCGTCGGAACGTTCAGAACAGTCACCACCGCGGCGCGAACCACATGGGGACTGTTCACAGGACTCCTCGCCGCGAACCCATTCGTCCTCGTCATCGCAGGCATCACCGCGGTCGTGGCCGCACTGACCTGGTTCTTCACCCAAACCGAAACGGGCAAACAGCTCTGGAACAGCTTCGCTACATGGTTCACGGGAATCTGGAACCAGATCAGCACAGCATGCCAACCCGCACTGCAAGCCATCGGAACATTCATCACCCAGACCATGAGCCAAATCCAGCAAATCTGGCAAACCGGATGGACACTCATCACCACCATCCTCCAAAACATCTGGAACACAATCGGCCCCATCATCATGACCGCACTCACCGCGATCATCACCGGCATCCAAACATTCATCACCACCATCACACCACTCCTGCAAGCCGAAATACAGAACATCCAAACCATCTTCCAAACCGCCACCACCATCATCAGCACGGTCTGGAACGGACTCTGGAACACCATAACCACCGTCGTACAAGGCGCATGGACCATCGTCACCACAATCATCAACACCGCACTCACCGTCATCCAAGGCATCATCCAACTGGCGCTCGCGGTCGTCAACGGGAACTGGAGCGCCGCGTGGTCGGCCATCCAGGGCATCGCGTCGGCAGTGTGGGGCGGCATCCAAGGCGTCGTTTCCGCGGGAGTCGGCATGGTCAGCGGAGTGGTATCCGCCGCATGCTCGACAATCCGGAGCGTGTGGACCGCGTTGTGGAATGGCGTCGGAAGCATTGTGTCGAGCGTCTGGGGCGGCATCGTCGGCACCGTAAGCAACATGGTTGGCCGTGTCGGGAGCGTCGTGAGCGGGATCGGCGGAACCGTCCGGAGCGCGGTGTCCGGCGCGGGAAGCTGGCTCGTCGGCGCGGGACGCAACATCATCCAGGGATTGATCAACGGCATCACAGGAATGGTCGGCTCGTTGTATTCCAGCATCACCAACGCGTTGTCGGGCTTGGTGGACAAGGCCAAGAACGCTTTGGGCATCCATTCCCCGTCGCGTGTGTTCCGCGACGAGGTCGGCGTGATGGTCGGACGTGGCATGGCATTGGGCATCGACGATTCCGCGCATGTGGTCAGCCGTTCCATGGATTCGCTCGTCTCCACGATGAGCCTCTCCGACGCGGACTGGTCGAAGACCGGCAGGCTGAACGTCACGGCCGGCACCGGCGCCAATGCCGGCGACGGCGATCTGCGGGAACTCATCGCGGCCGTCGAATCGCTGCACGACGACCTCGGATCGATCATCGCCAGGTGTACGCCGACGATAGGGGACCGCGACTTCGCAAGGAAGGTGAGAAGTGCAATCGCTTGAATACGTGTGCGCGGCCACAGGTGAGCGCATCGGCTTCGAGGGGCCGCTGTACGGCGAGACGCTCACGGGACTGCGAGCCCGCGTCTGGGACTACAGCCTCGCCTCACGTGGCATGACGGGCATCACCCGCAAGGCACGCGAGGCGACAGTCACCGTGAAGATCCACGATTCTCCAGCCACGCTCGACCTACTGCGCCGCCTCGCGGACGCCGACATGGCATCCGGGAACCCGGGCACGCTCGTGGCCGACGGCGAATGGGAAGCCAAAGCGTGGATCACGAAAAGCGAGCCGCAGTCCATCACGCCCACGATGGTCGAGACGCAGTTGACCATCGTACTGGCCGATGGCGTGTGGCGTCGTTCGACCATGACGCATTTCACGCCGCGATACGATTCCGGAACCTCCGACCTGGACTATCCGCATGATTATCCGCATGATTTCGCTGGCATGGCGTTGGGCGCGGAGATCGTCAACGATACATCCATCCCGCAGCCGGTCAAGCTCACGATATTCGGACCGTGCACAAACCCGTACGTCATCATCGGAACCAACCGGTACGAGGTCGACGTGACCGTGCCATCCGGCTCACGTCTGGAAATCGACGGCACCGGCGATGTCAGGACCGTCACCATGGTCAGCGGCACAGGTCTCGCCACAAACTGCTTCGCGCAGGCCGTGCGAGGGTCGGGCAAGGATTCCGGCCGGTACGTGTTCCAACCGCTCGCGCCCGGAACACAGTCGGTCAGTTGGCCGGGAGGATTTCAATTCGACTTGACGGTCTGCGAGGAAAGGAGCGAACCGCCATGGACCTGATCGTCACCGACGCCACAGGCAAACCCGTGGCGAGCCACGCCTCATACACGCTCGACCTCGCGTTCGGTAGCGGGGAGAACGACTTCGACCTGCAGGTCGAAGACGCCGCGCTCAAGGCGGGGAGCCGCATCATGATCGACGGCACCGAGTACGGCGGCATCATCGACGACACGGATGTCGACGTGGACGGAGGCCTGTCCACCGTCACATGGCATGGCCGCGACTGGCATGGAGTGCTCGCTTCGAAGATCATCGAACCGGACAGGGACAACGATTACCTCACCCTGTCCGGCACGATTCCCGTCATCATGCGCACGCTCGTCAGCCGTGCGGGATTGCAAGGCCTGTTCACCGTCACCGACGAAAGCGCCGGCCACAAGACCACCTGCCAGTTCGACCGGTACGTGGACCTGTACAGCGGTCTGGTCAAGATGCTCAGGGCAAGCGGACTCAAACTCCGGTTGCGTAATGACGGCGACAAGGTGGCCATGAGCGCCATGCCCGTCCGCACGATCGGCGACAGCATCGACTCGGACCTCATCGACTTCACCGCCAAACAGGCGGCGCACCCTATCAACCATCTCATCTGTCTGGGCAAGGGCGAACTCAAGGACCGTACCGTCATCCACTGGTACGCCGATGCGAACGGCACGTTCAGCCACACGCAGACACTCAAAGGGCTTGACGAACGCACCGCCACATACGAGTTGTCCAACGCCGAAGCCGACGAGCTCGAGGACAAGGGCAGGCAGAAATTCCAGGAACTTCGGAACACCAGCACCATCGACGTGGACATTCCCGACGGCATCGACGCGGACGTCGGCGACCTGGTCACGGGCCGTGACAACAACACGGGCCTCGTCGTCACTGCCGAGATCTCCAAGAAGATCGTCAAGGTTTCGGGAGGCGTGCTCACCGTCACCTACGAATCCGGAGGTGCCAGCGCCGGCGGCAACAGCGGAGAATCCTCCATCGGGGATGGTGGCCACGCCTACTACGCTGGAGCCGGCCTCAAACTCGACGCCTGGACGTTCAGCGCCGACGTGACCAGGAACGACATCGACTCGCTCAACAACGCATTGTCGGGTAAACAGCCGAAAGGCGACTACATCACCGGCCTGAAAATCGGTTCGGTGGACACGCTCGCCCCCGGCGCACAGGCAAGCGCGTCGCTCACGGGCGCCGGCAGCGACAAAACCTTGAATTTGGGGCTTCCGAAAGGCGACCAGGGTCCGCAAGGGGAGAAGGGCGACAAGGGCGACACAGGACCACAGGGGGCTACCGGAGCGACCGGACCCACCGGTCCTCGGGGAGAGGAAGGAGCGACCGGGGAGCGAGGGCCGCAAGGCGTCGCCGGCCCCGAAGGCCCGCAGGGACTGCAGGGGATACGCGGCGAGAAAGGCGATAAGGGTGATGCCGGCGCGATCGGCGCGGCGGGACCGCAAGGCCCGACGGGTTCCACAGGTCCGCAGGGTCCCACGGGTCCACAGGGAGCGACCGGCCCCCAGGGCAGACAAGGCATCCAAGGTTCCCAAGGCATCCAGGGCCCGCAAGGGGAGAAGGGTGACAAGGGCGACAGCGGCGTATCCGCCCCCTCGAACGGCTTCTTCGCGCTCAGCATGGAAGGCGACGGCGACCTGTACGTGAACTATCCGGACAACACGAACCCACCCTCGTTCGTCTGGGACTCCGAGAGCGGGAACCTGTACGTGGACATCCCGGAAAGGTGACACATGGCGCGACTATTGATCGGCAACATCAAAGGCCCCAAAGGTGACAAGGGCGATACCGGGGCCACCGGCCCGCAGGGCAAGCAAGGAGCGCAGGGCGTTCAGGGAGCTAAAGGCGACGTCGGCCTTCCGGCGCTCGTGATGAAGAAATCCCTCGTCGGCGAATATCCGGTGGGATCCACTTTCACGGGGAACGTGAGCGAATGGTTGAACCGAACACCACTCGCCAACGAATATTCGACCGCATTGTCAGGTGGCGGAAAATACAGCATCGTCTGGCAGTGCGTTTCACAGTCCGGCAGCCTATTCACGGGAAAGACGATTTCCCGTCAATCCATCATCGGTGCGCAAGGCCCCAAAGGAGCCACTGGAGCCGCCGGGCCTACTGGTCCGCAAGGCCCTGAAGGTCTGAAGGGTGACAAGGGAGACAAAGGGGATATCGGGCCGGCCGGGCCAGCAGGTCCCACCGGGCCTACTGGTCCGGCCGGTCCCATTGGCCCCGCCGGTTCTACTGGAGCTACCGGGGCCACCGGCCCGCAAGGCAAGCAAGGAGCGCAGGGCGTTCAGGGACTGCAGGGTCCACAGGGGCCGTCCGGTCCGCAGGGCGCCAGCGGCGTGACGGCACCCGCATCAGGATTCTTCACGCTCCAGGTCGATCCGAACGGAGACCTGTACGCCGTATACGCGGACACGGCCACCGCGTCAGAAGCTCCCGTCTCCTACGATCAGGCGACTGGCGACCTGTACTACACGATCAACGACGGAAAATAAGGAGCACGCATGACGAAGATTCTACTTGGCAATGTCAAAGGCCCCAAGGGCGATACCGGACCGCAAGGCAAGCAGGGAGTGCAAGGACCGCAAGGCCCGACCGGGGCCACCGGAGCGACCGGCGCCACCGGGGCGAAGGGTCCAACGGGAGCCACTGGGCCACGAGGACTGAGCCTACGGAAATTCAATGGCGACATCGGCGGTTCGGGTGGGGGCGGAGAAGTGGTAAAAATTGCCCTATCTGGTATTCAGCCAAATGGAAACCTGCAGGTCGGAGACACCATTTTTGACCAATATCAACGCACAGATGGTCTTGAACTTGGGTTCTGGCAGGTCACCGCCATCAACGGTAGCGATGTGACTGTCAAAGGCGTCGGTAGCTACGTCGTGTACAAAGGGCCGAAGGGTGACAAGGGAGACAACGGCATGAGCGTGAGCCAGGCATTCATCGCCGCCCACCCCGTGGGCTCCCTTTACTGGACCACTTCCGCGGCCAATCCGGGAACAACCTACGGAGGCACTTGGAAGGAATGCGGCACGACGTTTCCGGGACACATCTACCAGCGCACAGCCTGAAAGAGAAAAGGAACATCAATGGCACGAACCACGAACATCACCAGATACACCTGCGACCGATGCCACGCCTCCGCATACCTCGCCGACGGTGACCCACGCACCTCCAGCGACTGGCACGACATCACCCACACCACCGTCGACGGAGTCGCACAGGGCGCGCTCGTCTGTACCGCATGCTGGCAGACGTTCAAAGCGCTGGCAGCCACGCAGGACGCCGCCTACGCCGCATACCTCAACAACACAACAGATAGGAAGGAATGACCATGACCATGAATCTCATCACCGGCAAGGCCGGCGCTCCGCACATCACATCCAGCGACCAAGGAGCCATGCAGGCCGGACTGGTCGGAAACGGCAACTACCTGCTGCAAGGCGGCGACGGCAAATTCCCCGCCGTGACCATGCAGTCAGCAAACAAGGCGCTCGTCCCGGTCCTCAACCTTGTGATCGAAGGACGATACGCACGCGTCACCGCGGCGGAAACCGTCACCATCGAAAGCGGAGTCACAGGACGGAACCGCAACGACCTAATCTGCGTGAAATACACGCGAGACTCGAACAACATCGAAACGATCGCGCTCGCGGTGCTGAAGGGCACCGCCACCAGTGGCACGGCGGCTGACCCCACGGTACCGTCGGGTAGTATCCTGAACAATTCCGGCACCGTATGGATTCCGATCGCCCTCATCCCGATCAGTGGCATCACCGCTGGAACTCCTGTCATGCTTGTCAAGCAGTTGCCTCCGATGAGCCAGCTGTGGGATTCCGTAGCCCTCACTGCTACCTTTAAGTTTCAGGACACAGGATCGTTTGTTGGCGCCCTATATGGTGGATCCAACACGATTACCGTCAAGGGCAACATGCTGTATGTCGATTTGAGCTCTTTCAAATCAACCGTCGAAATCTCGAACTACCCTGTCTGGTTATATCAGTCAGGGATACGTCCATCGGCCACAATTGGACTGGGATGTGTTGGATCAAGTCTTGCGGATCCGCGCTACAACAAGCAAGCGAATTGGAATCCGGATGGCAGTATTACGTTACTTGGCGGGGTTGGTAGGGAGAACATTCTGATGCAGCGTTTTTCCATGCCGATTCCTAGTGGAGTGACGTTCTCCTAGACCAGTGGCACCGTGATACAGCCTTCGACCCATCCCCCGTTTGCGCTTACTGTCATCTTTCCCGAGGAACGCAAGGCGATGGTGTGCTGCGCCACCTGAACTTCGACGCCATGCAATCCGATGCTCGAATTGGATATTGCGGCGCAATGTACCTCGAACGCCGCCTCCAAACCGGCTGGGAGTTTGAGAATCTGTGACACCTCCCACTCTTTCGCCGCGTTCCAATCGGTGTTGAGGCGATTGGCGTGGAATGCGACTAGAAGCATCCTGCCGACCAAGGCGGTGCGGTAATCCACTTTCCAGTTCGTGTTCGGCGCGGAAAGGGTTACGGAAAGCTA